TTTTTTGCACCCTGGAAAGGTGGTTTTTGTTTTTATCGGCGGAATACTTGTTTGAATCGCGACCAAATAATAAGAAAAGGTCAAAAAGAGTAAGTTAGAATTGTACGCAGTATCGTACGAATCAAACGGTTTTCCACGGCTTGCTAGTTTTGCAATCATCTTTTCATAAACGGCCTTGGGTTCCATTATGTTTGGATTACCTAATTGTTTTAATACATTTCGAACAACAAATTCGACCTGATCATCCAAATTAATCCCCATATTACTACTAAGGGCGTCTATTACATTGTATATTGTTTTGGCATCCGGTGTTGCAAACCTCCGCTGTTTAACACCTGGATTTATTATATTCAACGGTATATTTTGAATACCTTGTATTATATCTGCATCATTGTCGTCATCCATAACCGCTCTTGTTATTATTTTAAATCCCTCCTCATTATACTCTTCATCTGCATTGAGATTAATCATTTTTATTGTATACCCACTATATTTGTCGACATATTTATCGCCATCATCACTTATAGTACCTTGTAATGCACATATTTTATCAAGCATTGATACAAAATTACCACCAGTTAAAAAAGTAGTGGCGAGTTTATACATAAATGTCGGTAGCATTTTTTTATTGGTTTTTATACAGTAAAGCCAATAAGGCGATTCATCGTTATCTTCAATACTTTCTCGAGTAAATTCTTTTACGAATTTTGAAATATCCAAATAGCGTTTTGATATATCAGATTGTCCCAAAATTGTATTTAACAGACCATCATATGGCGATATTACATTTTTTTCTGTTTCGTTTATCAGATTTCCCAATTCTATTTTTTTCGCCTCATATTTATACATTTTCGATAAACGCAAATTACGCAATGTTTCGATGCGTGCGTCTGAACGAGCCAATTCATCCTCTATTTTATTAACAATAATATCTTTATTTATATTTAAAGTTGTGTTAAATTCAGATAAGAGTAATTTGAGATTATGTTTTTTGATTTCATTTGCACCGGTAGTTTGATCTTCACATTTATCTTTAACCGAAATACATTTCTCATTTAAATTACAAAACATATTCATATCATCCGCAAATGTTTCTGAATCAATAGACTCATCTAATATCCAATTTTCATTTTGACGCACATAATATTGAATCGTTGCACTGGATTCATCGGTTGTTTCTAATATCGCATATTCTCCATCTTCTACTGTTCGTTTTCTTTTTATAATAGATTCGGCATCTCGTCGTGCGCTTATTTCATTAAGTCCTTTATTTTTTGTTAATTTATTAATATAATGGGTTATTTGCTCGCCGGTTGTCATAGATGAGTCGGCTTTAAACATTTCGCCAATACTGTAATTTGTCGGGTCGTATTTTTTATCAAAGTAAATTTCTATGCCATTATCTTCCATTAATTCATCTAATTCAATGTATCGTTTGGCAATCACTTTTATTTTGTTACAAAGACCGGCATCGTTATTCATGCCGACAGGCATGGTTTCCTTTCCAGTTTTTCCAGTTTTTCCAGTCTTTCCAGTCTTTCTTGGTTTTGTTATTCCATTTTCCATAGTTGTACCGGAATTTAAATAAATGTCAATATCTGTCATATCGCGCGCACCGTCTGCAATCATTAGGTTTGTAGAAATAAGAGCAATTGCGTTATTATAAAATACGCCATTATCAATTGAATAAATCCTTTTAATAATATCAGAATTTGACATATTCATTACTGTATCAACAAATCCATATACATCCAATACTTTTGTTCGTAAATTTGGAGTATCGTCAAAAATTTTAATCAAAGACGGCATTAATGCGGTTTGTGTTTTTTTAATACCCTGATATTCGCGCAATTTAATTCCATATCTTTTTCGGTATTCAATTATCTGTTCATCAATATATTTCTTCATTTCTTTGTAGTGGGCGTCATTTAAATCTTCTTGGTAAACCATAAATGGTTCCATATGCGATAAAATATCATTTATGGATAAATTACCGGTTAAATGCGGTTTTATGGTATTGAACAAAAAATTTGTATTAGGTATAATTGTTTTCAAATATTTATTGTATTTCTCTTTATCCTCGTCTGTATATTCAATTGCATCTGTGTCTGTTTCTTTTGCGGATTCTTTATCAGAATTGAGTTTTTGTCCTAGAACAAAATTCCGAAATGTTTTAAAAAACTTTTCACTATTATGATTATAAGAGGAATTAAAATCAAGAACTGTTGTTTTATTTATTTTACTGGTTTTTTGTAATAATTGCCAATAATTCAAAAATTGTAAATTTAAATTTGATTTATCGAGAATATTTGCAGTATTTAAATTAATCCGCGAAAAATTAACTGCTGCATCTGGTAAAATCATAATAGATTTTATGTCTAATCTCTCGTTTTTTGTAATTTCTTTCCGTTTAATAATTGGATTTTCACCACGAACCTTAGTAATATCCAATCCAGTTGTCCCTATTGTGTATTTTTGCATAGAAAATCGTTTTTGTGATACATTGCGGCTTCGTTCATATTTGTTTGAACTATGCGGCGAGGTAAATGTATCATTTCCGTATACAGATGATTCAAAATTATCCAAATTATCAATTATAGTATTTATATTTGAATTTACCGAAGTATTAATTATTGTATCGTCTGTATTATTTGTTTCCAACATGGGCGTTAAATATGGATTTATTTTTTTCAAAAATCCGGCATATTTATTTTGTTCGCCTTGTATATTATTTTTCTCATAATTATCTATTATATTTTTCTCATCCATATAATCACTTGTAAATGGAATCGTTCGGGTATCATCTGCGCTATATTCATTGACATCATCATCACCATCATCTTCATCGTCTAAATTATATATTTTTTTAATATTTTTTACGACAGGTAATGCCCAATATAATTGTTTATCTAATTTTTCCATTACCTCAACAAGAGGTTTATAATGCAAACCATGTGATTTTGGCATAATTGCATATCCTTTTTCATCAAATATAGAAAAATTATCTCTCAATTGTTTGAAACGCTGTATCATTTTATGTATATTATTTTTAACCATTTGAGTTCTTTGTTGGTTAGGAATAGATGATAACATATCATCCAATAAATCATCTAATTGTTTTTCTATATCATATCGTTGTTCTTCTTCAGGGACATCAACCATTTGTGCAATTTCTTCCAAATCTTCGCCCATTTGGATTTGATCCGCATTAAATATATAGTTACGCATTTGTTCCTTTATTTTTTGTTGTTGGTCAAAATCAAACCCTTGGTCAGTTAATTCATTGTCAGGTATTTCAAATAATGATTGTTGTAATTCTAACTTTTTTTGTTCTAATTCAGCCAATGAATAATTTTCATACTTATTTATATTTTCTTCGCCATCCTGCTCCATATTCATTTCTATATCCATTTCATTCTCGTCGCCATCTTGATATTGATCTTTATTTATATTTATATTTAAATCATTGTTACTGGTAATACTAACATCTGGCGCTTTTCTTAAATTTATTTTTTCAATTGGTAAATCATCAGGTATTCCTTTGTAAGCAAAATCAATAAAAATTACTTCATTGTCAGGAAAGGTGGTAATTTCAATTTTATCCTCTTCTAAATTAGTAATTTTTCCAGTTAAAGTTAATGGTAAATCTCCATTAAAAAAGATATCAACCCATACTCCAATAATTAAATTATTTTGTCGCGCATAACCGACTTCTTCCGCTCTGCTTTTTATTATAATACTAGTAATCGATTCATTATCTAGATTACCATCCGTAAGTGTTAATATTGTTTCACTGCCGGACGCTTCTTCTAAACGTATTTTATTTTGATCCAAGTAATTAATATAATATATACGGTCATCTAGATCTTTATCATTTGGAGAAATAATTTGAATAATGTCACCTAATTGTAATTTAACTTTTTGTAATTTAGTATTTTGTAATTTAGTATTTTGTAAATCATCCATTACCTTATATTTATAGTAGAAATTTTTATATCAAATAAAATAGTATTGATATAAAAAATAGTATTGATATAAAAAATAGTATTGATGCATTTTTAAAATATATATATATTCCTTATTCAGTTACCGTAAACACCTTACTAATTTTGTCATACATATGAATTGCTTCATTCGCTGCATTTACAATATAAGTAATTGCCGTTACTTTTTCGGTTGGATTTTTAAAACCAATACGAATAAGCGACTCGTCAATATGGGGATGCGGTTTTCGAAATCCACAATAATGCAATGTTTTATCATAGTGTGTATCATATAATATATATTCGATGACTTTACCTATTGTATAGTCTTCATTTTTCAAGGTAATATCAAAACTATTTGGAATGGTTGTATCCGATACAATTATCAAATTTGAATCACCTTGAATTGTTTCTTGTAATCTTTTTAATTTCTCCACCATTAAATTTGCAGCTTTCATAACAATCTCCATATTTGACAGTGGTCCAACTGTTTCAATGAGAAATTCAAATGAATTATCAATAAAATGTCGTTTTGCGTCTAATATATGCCAATCTTTTTCAATAAAATCAATTTCGGCTGCATCATTTGTTTTTAGTAATTCTGTTTTTTTTTCAGACCATGCTGCCTTAATTTTAACTGGATCAAGTGTGTTTGAATAAGCACATGTAGAAGAGACATTAAATGAGCTATCTTCCTTGGAAGAACCAATATCAAACTTGCATTTCATCTTAATCCGCTCTCCTTCGATATTTTCCGAAACACGAGGTAAAAGACGAACCAATTCAGGATAATCACCCGTAATTTTATTCGGGGGAAATAATTTTGTGGTTAGTTGTTTATCTACCTGATTTGTTTTCATATCAATAACCGAAAAATCAGCAGTAGTTACATATTCTACCGTATTTGATTTATTTTGTTTATCTACGATTAACATGTAGTCTTTTACAGGAAAATCAACATCTGCATAGATTGGAATACAGCTCAATCGTTGTTTTAGTAATTCATTATTCATTCTCGTTGTATTTATCTCAAATGTAGCCATATTTTTTTCATAAGGCGATGTGCGAAAAACCACAGCTGCAATTTCTGAAACAACACGACGCAATCCGTTGGCAATACTTACATTTGCGTCGCTTAGTGTAAAAGATAAGATGTTGTTTTCCTCGGTTATTTTAGAAATAAAAATACCCGTAGAAGACTTTTGTGACGAGAGTGGCACTTTCATTTCCGATTTTTGTTGAATGGTTGATTTTGTAGAAGTTGCCATTGAGGTTGTTTATTATATTATATACATAATTTTATTGTTAAATCAATTTTATTATTAAATCATCATTATTAAATCATCATTATTATTATTATTATTATTATCATTATTATAATTATCATTATTATAATTATTATTATTGTTATAAAAAATTAGTTTAAATTTAGAGCATTAAAATACTTTTTTTATATAATGAGCTCTATTCTATACTATAGCAATTATTGTGAGAATTGTAGTAGATTACTTCAACGAATATCAACATCTAATAGTAAAGATGATATGCATTTTATAAATATTGATAAAAGATGCAATAAAAACGGGGCAACTTATATTATTTTAGAAAATGGTCAAGAAATTCTTTTGCCACCAACTGTAACAAAAGTTCCAGCACTTTTATTATTAAATAAAGGTCATCATGTAATTTTCGGTAATGATATTAACAAACATTTAGAATCAAATAATATAAATCAGACAAATCCAATTGTAAAAACAAATGGCGAACCTTTAGCATTTTCATTAAATAATTGTGGATTTGGCGTAACGTCGGATAATTTTAGTTTTTTAGATCAAGATTCACAATCGCTTTCTGCAAAAGGAGACGGTGGTATGCGACAACAGCATCATTATGCCGGATTAGATCACAATGTAAATATAGATACTCCGCCCGATACTTATGAACCGGATAAAATCGGACAAGTATCAATGGAACAATTACAACAAAGCAGAAATATGGATATTAAAAAATAAAATAAAATAAAATAAAATAGAGTTAAAAATACATTTAAATAATATTTTCGAAATATACTAATTATGGAAAATAGTATGTCAAAAAATCAGGTCATTGAAACATTTAATAAACATTTTACGGAATTTATTATAGATATTGAAAGAGTATTTCCAAATGATCCTGATATTGCATCTACACGAAAAAACATTAGTAAATCAATGATGTTAATGCCAAAATCAATTATACGAATGTATCATGACTGTTTTGTTACACCTTATGGTACGGAAATTGACAACGGGGATCTGAATTTTTTTGTTGAAAAAGATTATAGATCTGGTAATAGTATTCCAATTAATAATGATGACGTATTTGAAAAAATAGATAGTTTGCGCGAGCCTATTAAAAATATGAGTCAAGAGAACAAGGACAAAATAATTAAATATTTACAAAATCTTAAACAACTGTCCGATATATACAATAACTTAAGAAAACCCAACAAAAAGTCCAAATTTTAATTTAATATAATTTCGATAAGTTTGATTTAAATATATTTTATTTACATCAAATATAAAATCATATATGTCGGAATCGAAATTTCAAATACCAACTGAGTTTAAAAAAATTATTGTAGATATGACAAAAGATATATTGGTTTCTTTCCCAGAACAAGAACAAAATTTACATAAAGAATTGAAAAATGTGGTATTTGAGACAGATAAGGATAGTTTAGAACATTCAATAAAATATATTTTTGTTTATTGTAAAACTTTATATCCTGCTAAATTTTTTGATATTCTTTACCAAAATGTATCATTGTTTGAAAGTGCTGATTGTGAGTTTTTGCCAGGCATTAATTTTAAAACATTATGGAACGAGAATATTAGCGATAAAACGCGTGAAACTATTTGGAAATATTTACAACTAGTTCTTTTTACAATTGTGTCGAGTATTTCGGACGGCGATACATTTGGCAACACCTTTGGCGATACTACAAAACTATTTGAGGCTATTAATGAAAATGAATTTAAATCAAAACTAGAAGAAACGATTTCCCAAATGCAAAATTTATTCGGAGAATTAAAACCCGAAAATGATAATGCAAGTAATCCAGCTGAAAATAAGGAAGGTAATGATACTGAACAACCAGAAAAAGAACATATTGATATAAATGATTTACCCGATCCAACTCAAATTCACGATCATGTTACAAATATGATGAATGGAAAGCTTGGTACTCTAGCAAGAGAGATCGCCGAAGAAACCGCTGCGGATTTAAATATTAACGGTGATAATGCTGATTCTGTGAATGATATATTTAAAAACCTAATTAAAAACCCTACAAAATTAATGGGGTTAGTAAAAAATGTTGGATCAAAATTAGATGAAAAAATTAAAACAGGCGATATGAAGGAGAGCGAGCTTTTAGAAGAAGCGAGTGAACTGATTAAACAAATGAAAAATATGCCAGGAATGGGTAATTTTCAAAATATGTTCAGTAAAATGGGAATGAATATGGGAAAAAGTGCAGGAGGAGGAGGAGGGAAGGTAAATGTAGATGCAATGCAATCCAATTTATCACAAAAACTGAAGGAAGCAAAAAATCGCGAAAGATTATTAAATAAATTGGCTGAAAAGAAAGCAGCAGCAGCAGC